ATCAGTGTAGGAAGCACTTGTTGTATTTAAGTAAGTAGTAGCTTTTCCGTTGACAACCTGAATCACATGACCCGGTGCATAAAGTTCCTGACCAGACCCCAACAAAATCTTGTTCGCATTGGCCCCACTAGTTGGCCCCTTGAGTGTTTGTACTATAAGTTCACTTGCCATCTTAGATTACCGTCATTGTTCCGTTGACTGTGATGGTAGCATTAACTGTCACTGGCCCTACCATTGCCGCATTGTCGCCGCTAGGGATTGTGATTTCTGTATCAACGCTATCATCGTTTGAGAAGTAACCTAGTTCCATCTTATTGTCTGGAGCTTGAATACCTGTTGTGCCATTGATTTGTACTGCCATTTTAGATCACCACATACCTTGAGCCAGTAGGAACAGTAACTACGACACCTGTGTTGACCGTTACCGGCCCAACAGTCATCGCATTACTACCGCTTGTAATTGTGTAGTCTGCCGTTACAGTCTGTCCATTCTCGTAGAAGATCTGATCTGAGCCACCGCCAGTAGCTCCACCGCCACCGCCAATCGCACCCCATGCAGATCCGTCATAGCCTTCAAAGCTACTCTCATCGCTGTTGAAGCGTAAGTAACCTGCTGATGGGCTACCGTCTCTTTGGGCTGTTGTGCCTGTCGGCATCTCAGCAGAGCCTGTATCACCTGTCTTGGTGACAGAGTTGACACTAGGGTCTACGTCTTGCCATGCAGATCCTGTCCATACAAACATATTGCTCGATGTACTGTTAAAGTACAGAGCACCAGTAATGAGAGCATCACCGTCGTTGTCGAGTGTAGGAGCAGATGCTTTAGCACCTAAGTAACGATCATCAAAGCTGTCGTAGCTTGCCGCCGCATTAGCTTCACTTGTGCTTGCATTGGAGGCTGATGTAGCCGCCGCTGTTGCACTGTTAGAAGCGTTAGTTGCAGATGTTGAAGCAGATGTTGCTGATGTAGATGCCGCTACGGCAGAAGCGTTAGCGTTACTTTCACTGGTTGCCGCATTTGTTGCTGATGTAGCAGAATCACTTGCTGATGAGGCTGAAGCTGTTGCTGACGTAGCCGCATTCGTTGCATATGTCGAAGCACCGCTTTCACTACTGGCGGCATTAGTTGCACTTGTAGCCGCCGCTGTGGCTGATGTAGACGCCGCTGATGCGCTTGTAGAGGCCGCTGTGGCTGATGTAGATGCGGCAGTAGCTGATGTAGCGGCATTGGTTTCTGAAGTGCCTGCATTAGTCTCTGCAGTCTCTGCACCCGTTTGTGCAGTTTCAGCCGCTGTCTGTGCGGCTTCTGCGGCAGTCTTATAGGACTCTACGAGTGATTCGGAGCCTGCGGCGGCAGAAGCAGAAGCTGAGGCGGCAGTAGCTGAAGAGGCGGCGGCATCTTTGTAACCTTCAGCCTCTTGAGTGAGTTCAGTAATGAGGTTGATGGTGATATCACTGTTAGCATCACCGGCACCACCGGGGCCACGATAGATTGCCATGTATCTCTCCAGTTATAGAATAGGGAAAGGGGCCCCGAAGAGCCCCTTAGGCATCCTTAGGCAGGCATCGCAATAACGAGACCAGACTCAGGACGAATAACCTGAACACCATAGAGAGTGTCAGATGTGAACAGTGTAGCAAGGTACTCTTGCTTGTACTGTGTTTGTGAGCGAACACCTACTTGCTCAGCAAGAACCATAGCGTCCTTGTGGAAGAGCATAGCACCTACAGTGTCGACTGTAGAAGCGGTGTTAGCCGCCGCTGTTTCAATAACAGGGCAGTTAGAGGTAACGTAAACGTCGATACCGTACAATTGACCAATTTGGCCATTGTTGACACCACGACCGTTAACGAAGTCCGAAGACATGTAACGATCAATACCCATGATAGTTTCACGAGCAGATGGAGGTACAACGATGTAACGGTTGTCCATAGGGACATCCTGATCGTCTAACTCTTTGATAGCGGCACGGAAGCCCGCATCAGTAAACACATCGGCAGGTGCTACAGTATCAGCCGCATAAGCAGTCAAGCCTGTAGAGGCGTCGATGTAGAAAGAGTTAGAGTGGACGTAGTCAGCACCGTCGCTGTCGCCAAAAGACTTACCAAGAGCAAACAAGTCAGTGTCGACTTGCTTAGCCAAAGCATAACCTGCGTCGTCTGTGTAGAAACGACGAAGAGATGCCAAAGCCTGCGCTTCGGTGATGTCTTCAATCAGACGTGAGTACTCGTAGTGCTTGTCAATAGTGACAGTCACTTCAGTCTCAGTAGCCGCCTGTAGCGTTACTTGAGTTTCAGCCGCTTTAGCCGCCGCAGAACCACGAGTAGGCTTAGGAATGTGAAGAGTGTCACCCTTCTTTCCTGACATAGGCATTTTGTTTACGAGATTGGCAAGAACAAGATTTTTCTTGTATGCCGCTACAATTTCGTCACTCCACAACTCTGGGATAAAAGTTGCGGCTGTAGTATTAGTGACATGGTTTGAACCCAGTGCCATTTTAAAGCTCCTTACAGAATGGGATTATCTAACCCGTTTCTCTGCATAAGCCTGAGTGATTTCGTCAGCCATGCTCATGTAGCGATCAGGGTCTTTTTGCATTAAGTTAATTAAGTCAGCACGACGATAGATTTTTTTGCTTGGTGCTTCACCAGAACCACTTGCATTACCTGTAGAAGCACTCTTGACTTGACGCTTTCGCTCAGCCTGTTCGTTCGCTACGGCCTGTGAAGTAAACTGTTGACGTTCTTTCCATGTAGAAAGTAGTTCATCAGCCGCTTCGGCATCGTATTGAGCATCAGCCTGTTTGAATAGCTGTAGTCTGATCTTAGATTTAGAAACCCATTCTCCAAAAGCCTTGTCTTGCAAGATCTGTTGAAAGTCTGGATGTCTTTCATGCAACTGTGACAATGCAGTCTGTTGACGCATAGTCGCACTTAGTTGCTCTGCTTCCTTGATCTTAGGATGCTTCTCAATGGCATTCTGCATAGCCTTTTCAGGATCAGAGTACCAATCAACTTCGTCTTCTTGTTCGTGCTGAGGGGCAGTCTTTGTGTCAAGTTGTGCCTTAACAAAGTCATCAACAATCCGCCTGAGCTCACCAACTTCAGATGACTGTCGACCTAGTAGCTTTTCAGCTTCCATATGCATCTTAGCAATCTCTTCAGGAGATTTACCGTGATACTTGTCGGGTAGTCCATCGTCTTGAGGCTCTGGGTTGGCCTGTTCAGGCTCCTCAATTACCTCGTTGGGATCTACATCTTCAACATCTTCGTCTAATGATGTAAACTCTTCTTGAGTGTTTTCTTCTTCGTCTTGGTGCTTGTCAATAAAAGTAGCCATAAAACTCCGTGCATAATCGCATTGTGGAAGTAGCCTATGTAAGGTCTGCTAAGAGTTTGCCTTACGCTCTTTCTGTATCTTCTTCTCACGATCCTTAGCCCATTTCATAGTCGCCCCGGGAAATGAACCGCTAATAGGATCAAGAGATACAGTAGGTGGTGACAACATCTTGGTTGTCTGTTCATTACAATCTGGACAGGTTGGCTGTTCGTCAGCGTCTACCCAGATCTCATGAATGTGGTTGTTTACACACTTGAAGTCAAAGCGTCTCAGCATCTTTGAACTCCTTGTATGCGGCCTCGATACCATTCTCGAAACCTACAATTCTTTTGAGAATTTCTAATTGACCTTTACGGTGTAAGAAATCATCATAGTTTTTGACGTACTCTAAAGAATCAATTCCTTCAAGAATGTCCTTCATGTCGTCCATAAAGAGTTTCCACCCTTCACGGCTAAACATATCAAAGTAATCTTCAAATTGTCTTTCGACGGTAGAATTATCCAATTGGTTTCTCCGTACTATATATAATAACTATTATATCACAAGTTATACAAATTGTCAAGTACTTTGTTGACTTTTTGTTTTAACTGTGGTAGCCCTAGGCTTGTTGCTCTGGGATTCCAGTGCCTCCAACCGCTTGAAGAGATCGTTGAACTTGTGGTTCACTTGGTCTAGGACTTGCTGTAGTTCTTGTTTCGTTATCACGAGGTGTCTCCTTGGACATTAACTCACGTTCTTTTAAAAGTAGTTCTGCGGCCTTAACTCGGCGTTCAAACTGAATGTTGTCTGGGTCACCCTTAAGAAGAGCGTCCAGACGATCTGTTTCAGCCTCAAATGCGGCAATCTGTGCATCCGCAATGTTCTTACGGGCACGAGCACGATAGTCTTCTGCTTGAGCGGCAAAGGCGTCGGCTTGAGACTGTGTAAGAGCCATCTGAAGCTGTTGTGCTTGTTGTTGGGCTTGCTGTACTTCAGGCTTAGGCTGTGCGGCTTGACGAAGTGTAGCAACGAGCTCTTCACGATTAGACAAATTCATGTTGTCTACGATAGACTCAATCAACGCAGGGTACAAAGGTGATTCTGGTGACATTGTCTGTAAGAGTTGTACAAGTTGTGTGACTTCGTACTCACGAGCAATGATACCCAAAGAACTAGAAGCAACAAACTTAAAGTCTTTAGCAGGATAACGCTCAGGATCAAACTGCATATACCGATAAGCCGCTTTACGAACAAATGGTAACAAGAATGACTCTTGGAAGTTAATTAATGTACGCTTATGACGCTTGATGATTGCACCAAGTGACATTGAGATACCTGCGGCAGTGCTGTCGCCGTTAATTGAGCCGGGGATTCCTGCCGCATCAATTGCACCTGTAGCCATTTGGACCATTTGTTGCAAACTGGCCGCTTGGTTAAAGGTATTGGGATCAAGATTTCCGAAGCGGAACGGCTGTAAGATCTCTGCGGGATTGCCGTTCGTAAGGATGGTCTTGCCGGGTCGTACTTCCATTTTTGTTCCACGAGGAAGGCGTGAAGCATCAACAGCAAGCATAGGGTGTACAGTAAGCGCAAGTGCGTCAATTCTAGCTCGTAACTCCGTGTCAAGTGCTTTCTGGCTATTGTACCCTTTCTCACAGATTCCACGGCCCCAGAAACGACCGGGAACAGCATCCCATGCAAAACCAACAACAGGTCTGTCTTGCATCATGTATGGGTTTTGTTCAACTTTAAGAAGTGTACCACCGTTAGCAATAACAATGATCGCTTCAATATATTTAGAATCTTCTTTTTGTTCGTCAAGGATGACTAACTCTTCGTCTTCAGATGTTGTTGCATCATCAAACAACCAACGAGGGACTAGACCATAATACTTTGTTAGACGAACTTTGTTCTCGTCATACGTTGTTAAGTTCTGATCAGGCTCAAGATCATTGTCAGGAGCTTCAGAAACAATTGACTCGTCACGATATACACCGGATTCTTGTAGTTGCTCGACTTGGTGCATTGGAACAAACTCATCAATAGCAACACCAATAGCTTCGTCAATAGACGTCGCTACAGGGTCAATCAAGAAGTTCTGTGGCATGATCGGACGTAGTTTAACTACTGTACGACTAGACTCTGTCACGCCAATAGCCATAGCCGCTCCGTCCATGATGGGCTGAGCCGCAGGACGAATATCTTTAACTTCGTCAAGCACAATCTCACCGACACCGGTGCCGAAGATAGCAGAGTTTAAAATACACTCAGCAACAGACTTACGAGCTTTGGTAAAATCAAAGTCTTCGTACATGTGCTCACGCAAGTGCATAACGTCAGCACTTTGTGGGTCCATCATGTCGTCTTTTATGTCAAACCACTTCCCTCTTCCGAAAGTAGCCTCTTCAACCTCTGCAACTGCTGATT